GATATATTGATTGATGAAGCATTCATATCAACCGCTCAGACCAAAGAAGCTGTCAATCAACATTTAGAGTTAATAAATCAGAAGATCCTCCGTGCAACGCCTGCTGTGGTTGATATTGAAGTCAGTGTCGCAGTACCATTACCCGTTGAAATTCGAATTCCTGCAGGAACAAAGTTTACCTTATCTGGCCCAGATAATACACCGGTTAATTATGAGATCTTCAGGACTCCTGGTGATTTCACATCATCAATTGTTGTGCCACCAGGAAAGCGTGGCATAATAGCCCATGGTGTAGAGGGTATTATTAATACGCCACTTACTGTGACCGCTACTGGTGGTCCTAATCAATTTGTTGATATTGTGTTGCCAAATGTGCTCGATGAGCCTATTAGAGTTGATGTAAACACAGGATCAGAAGTTAGGATTTGGCAACGTGTTGATATTATTGAGAAATCAGATGCTAATGATGAGGTTTATGAAGTTAAGCATTTGGGTGATACAACTCGAATACAATTTGGAAATGATCGAGGTGGTAAAGCGCCATTGGCGGGTCAACTTATAACAGTTATTTTTAGGACTGGTGGTGGTGTTCGTGGTCGCATAGCTGCCAATACTATTAATGAGACTAGGCCCATTTCACCACAAGCCCCAGTTTCAGCAGCGGTTGAGGTCTTATTTAGAAACCCATTCCCATCGTCTGGTGGTACTGATGAGGAAACTATTGAACAGGCTAAGAATAGAGCACCGCGTGAATTTGCCACTCAGCAAAATGCTGTGACAGGTGAGGATTATGGGTTGCTTGCTAAACAATTTAGGCACCCTGTATTTGGTGCAGTTGCTAAGGCAATTGGTACGTTACGTACCGGTGTAGACCAAGATTTAGAATCGGTTGTGCGGTTGGTATGTGCAGCGACCAGTGAGGAAGCTGCGGTTGAGGAGCTTAAGACTAATTTTATTAATAGGAATATAGTTGAATTATATGTGCTTGCTGAAGGGCCTGGTAATGTTCCTGTTTTACCGAGTACGGGTTTAAAGCAAGGTTTAATTACGTTTTTTGAAGAAATTAACGTCCTTACTGATGAGGTGCGTGTATTTAACGGGGCGATTAAGCCGATTAATGTAACGGCTACAGTGGTTATGAGTAGAAATGCGGATGCCGGTACTGTGAAAGCAGCTGTCCAGTTGGCAATCACGGAGTTCTTTGATATTAATAATTTCGATATGAGTGTTGCTTTTTATCTCTCTAATTTATATAATGTACTTCAGACGATACCTGGGGTTAGATATATTGACATCTTCGATCCAGCTGATGATATTATTCAGACGAATAAAATTGCTGATCCTGCGTCTAAAGGTATTGGCTTTAATGAGGTGATTACACTTGGCGAGGTTAGCTTGAAGTTCTTCTTTGAACCAGGCAACTTCAAAGTCCCGCCTGTAGGGAAATAATTTTTAATGCATTTATATACGATATAATATATGTGGGGGAATTTGAATGGATAAGGTTATTCGTAAGCTTTTATGTATTGAAAATGTCGGTAAACGACTTAAGGCGTTATCTGATGCCCGTGGTATACCAGCTAACGTTGAACAACAAACATCTGATGAATCAGAAGCTATTTTGTGGGCATATCGTGAACTTAGACATAAATATTTAACTGATGCGATGATCATAGTAGGGAACAGTTCATTTATTCGTACAGTCGATGGTATTCAAGAAGATAAGATAAGTGATCATGACGATGTTAGTGTCTTTTTATGGTTTGAATCAGACAGAGTGTTTTTTGATGCGGCTCGTGAATATCTTGCTCCAGATTGGAAGGGAAATAGATTACCTGATAACAAAATACCAGCAAATTTGTTTTGTCATAGATACTTTGCATCACATGGCGGTTCCGATACTTCGGAGAAGGCAATTCTTTTTGATTGTTCAGTTGCTAAGAATTGGTTGGAGGAAGCTGGTCGTAACACAGTTAAAAGTATGTTGGTGCCCTGGGCAATTGGTGTATTTAAGGCCATACCATGGGATAAGGCGCGTCATCCGGAATAGGAGATTACAATGAACGGCAGTGGGTCTATAGCTAAGTCTTTTGCACAGCGTATTGGTGTTTTTGTTGATGTACAAAATATGTTCTATTCTGCCAAATTGCTTCATCAGAGTAAACTTGATTATGGTAAGTTACTCAGAGAAATAGTTGGCGATAGACAGCTAATCCGTGCTATTGCTTATATTGTCCAGAAACCTGAAATAAATCAAACTGGTTTCCATGAAGCGTTGACTAGGCTTGGTTATGAACTGCGTATTAAAGAACTACGCATAAGACAAGATAGTGATGGTGGTAGGGGAAGTGCCAAAGGTGATTGGAATGTCGGGTTGACCGTTAATGTAATGTCGATGGCTAATCGGCTTGATACTATTGCACTTGTGTCCGGTGATGGAGACTTTACTCCGTTGGCTGAAGCACTTAAATTGTGTGGTTGTAGGGTTGAGGTGTACAGTTTTGAGCGTTCAACTGCTGGAGAGCTTATTAAAGCAGCTGATCAATATATTCCAATTCAGGATGATTGGATTTTTAAAGAGAAGAAGTTTGAGAAGGAAGAGTCGCCAATTCAGGACTCGCCACAATCAGCACTTGGTTCGACAGCTTCTGGTGAGGTTGATCTTAAGGATTTGCCGAAAGATGAGGATGCACAGCCAACCAGTAATAGGTCTAAATTTGGGATATTGAGTTAATAATTTAGATTTCGTAACCCCAATTCTACGCAAAAATAAATTGATCGCCAGAGATTAATCTGGGATCAATGAAGGAGAGACTCAAATGGGCGCAGCTCAACCAGCAAATACCACGATCTCGGTACTTCGTCGAGCGCGAGCCGTCAAGGACAACAGACGGCATACCTCGATCAAGCATCTAACCACCCCATTCGACTCATTCTATGTGAGCGTACCGGGTGAAGAGGTGCAGGTGGTCGAGACTCGTGATGCGTTCAAGACGGATGCGTTCCGCTTTGGTCACCCTGTGGTTGTATCGCCGCGTGCGACTTGTTCGCTACCGGACGTATACGCTGCAGTGGCTGGTTTGGACTTCCCAGTGCGGATGGTTGGAAATCCGCGAGAAGTTCAAATTCAGAAGACGCTGGCCAACAAAGCCGACGATTTGTACGGCGAACTGCGGGATGCTTGCCCGTCAGACGCTTTCGTCGTCTAAACTGGCAGCATAGCTACTGGACCAGAGCGGTGAACGATACAACGTTCACCGCTCTGTCTATGGTGGCCTAAAAATGCCAACGACATTCTCAGAAGCCCCCGGTAAAGCATTTCACATACCATTTACTAAACATGTACCATTCACAGCATCCCTAAAAATAGTACCAGTAAAAGGGAAACGATTCGAGACTTATCGTGATCTTGAAAAAGAAGCCAATTCAATTGAAGATGCATTACTAGCAATGTGTGGTGTAGTAACTGATATAACCAAACCAGTAGCATTCACACCACAATTTGGTAACAAAACAGCGAGACTAACAATCAGTGGCCATGCTTGTGCTCGTAACACATTTCCAAAAGCACCAGTTGGTGAACGTAGAGTAATAAATGCTGGTGAATATAAGATTGGCGTTGGCGCATCAAATAACTCAAATAGAATTCCAGATTCTGAACTCGACAGTCTTGTGGTTGATTTAAAGAATACAATTGAAGCATCAACTGGGTATAAGGTAATCAGAATTGAAGCAGCTAATCATATATATGGGGTAGGCGGGGTACATTTCCCGATCTAAGATCATCACCATTCATTACTGCCAAATAAGCAAGGCGAGCTATAATTGATGTTTCATAATTACCATGTAGATATTGATTGAGTCTTGAATATACTAAATTTAAGTCTTCAATGAAGACGAAACCTAATTCAAGAATTTTATTCTTAATATATGCACGCTTTTCATCTGGCACCCCGATCTTACGTTGTTTAATAACTTTTTTATACTTATAAAAGTTATTTGCTTGATCCTCGATTTCATCAAGGGTCATTTCGCTAGCATTCTTACCAGCATAAGCAAGACCATATTCAGTCTGAACATGCTCAGCAAGACTAGTAAATGGTAACGCTCTCTGTCTACCAGTATGAATCGTGATCATATCGAAATCTTCAACTAATAAAGCAGCATAATTAAGTCGTAAAATTGTGCACTCCATAATATGTCTATCTTCTTGTAATGTCGATCGTAGTCTTTCTATATAATCATTACGATTCTTTAAATTATTCAACCAATCATGTAAAATCATATCAATAGCTTGCTCTGGATTACCTTCGGCCCATTTACCAGTTAATACCATTTCAAAAACTGCTAATGCAATACGTGGGTATAATACATCAGTATACTTAGCATTGAATCTAAAGGATGCGTTGTACAAGTGCTGTGGGTCCATTTACTTGTATCTATCTCAAAAATATTAATGGAGAATTTTATGGCCATAATTGGACCTGAACAGTTACCGGTGGTTTTGAAATTGCCATCAGATCCAATCAAGTTCGAGGTCCTATCTCAACTTGGACATCCAGTCGTAATGGTCGAATTAACAGAACCACAATTAGAACAAGCAATCCGGGTAACTGGTGATTTTATTGCTCAATACTTCCCACTAGAAGAGAAATACGCGTACTTCTACACACAACCACTAGTAACAGAATATGATCTACCACCAGACGCTTATTGGATAAAGGATGTCAAATGGGATCCAGCAACTACGAGGATTGGTGATATCTTTGGAGCTGAGAGCTTCCTCTTCTGTTTTCCAAAAGCCACAAAAATCCTTGACAAGGATAATCGACTTCAAGAAATTTCAGAATGGAAACCACATTGGAAAGCAAAGACTCCATACGGAAATAGGAAAGCAATAATTTACAAGAGGAATTCAAAGCATTTACAACAAGCAAGGCAGCTTGTTCATGAATATGGGACATTAGTTGCGACTGTTAATCATCCGATATTCTGCTTGAATAAGAATCGATGGTTAAATAATGATGAATTAGAATTGAACGATGTTTTGGTTGGGATTGACCACAAATCTCAGATAATCTCAGTTAAGGATGGTGGTATGATTGATAGTTATGCTGTTGCTATGAGACAGGCACAATGTTTGTATGTGGCATATGATGGCGAACCAGTTTTAGTACATTAATTTAATTGCTGTCAAATATAGATTATGATAATATGGAATGTAATTGATATACCAAAAGATGAGTTGGTTGACCGATTTAATAATGGTAAGACGCTATCTGATCTTGCCGAATATTATCGATGCAGTCAAGTAACAATAAAAAGGAAACTACGTTCTGCTGGTATTAATACGTCACGTTATAATCATTCAGACATAGCCAAGATTAAGCATAGAAAGAAAGTTTGCGCCAAATCAGATGTCTTGACCAAGAAATATCTTGTCGATGAATACATTAATAAGAATTTTGATACCAAATCAATTGCCGAAAAGATTGGTGTGCATTATTCTACGGTTAGGAAGTATGTTCAGCAATTTGGGTTAATAAAATCAAATGACCAATTGGTTGGTGCATGGCAATCACGTTATTTGGAAAAACATGGTTATGTTCATCCAAGTCAACATACAAATAAATATTCACGTTCAGTCAACAAAGTTAAATTTCAGATGTTGAATGGACCAATAATTTATCTGAAATCAATTATGGAATTAACATATACACTATATCTTGATCAAGCTGGTGTTAATTGGACATATGAATCAGAAAGAATCAAATATGTTGATCATATAAGTGGGAAGCAAAGAACATACACTATTGATTTTACGTTAAAAGATGAGTGGGTAGAAGTGAAACCGTCATATGTGGTTATGCCAACTGATAAGAGATTATATGCTGAACGCGAGGCCGAAAAACGAGGTAAAAAATTTAGATTAATTTCAGATGTGGAAAGGATTAAAGGATGGGAACTGTTATTGAATGGATACGCAAAGGAGCGATATGAATTTATAAGAGCAAGACCTCGAACTGACATAAAACAAGTCACTTATTATTTTAAGAGCTATGATGAATTAAAGAATTATACAATTGATGGATTCAAATATCTTTATAGCAAGTGTCTTGCGCCAACTTTGTATAAGTTGGTTTTGAGGAAATTGTATGTTAACTGATCACAATTGTGGATTGATTTTCGCGTCTAGTTTTAACGATCTTATTCATGAAACTACTCATCTAGTTCTCGGCACTAGTGAACATAACCGTGAATTTATGGACCTATATACCGAGCTTGGTGGCAAACAAAATATCCAATATGATACCACATTTGATCGTTTTTTATTTAAGATTGGTCTTGCAGCGAATGTTGGTAACGTAACTGGTATTCAGAATATCTTGACTGATTACCATTTATTACAAGCTTATAGGAAATTCAGTCAACGCATTCTCGCAACTGAAGGACAATGGGAGGTTAAGGGAGACAACAAAATAAGGTTATTTCCAACACCACGCGGTAGTTTCCCAGTTGTTATCGAGTATATTCCAACGGTTCAACGATTTCGCTCACCGCATGCTAGAGAGATTTTGAAGCGAGCGCTAGTCGCGGAGGCTAAGATTATGTTGGGTAATTCTAGGAGTAAATTTGGTAATATACCTGCGCCTGGTGGTGGTTCTTTGAACCTGAATGGCGATGCTCTAAGGACCGAGGGGCAAGCTGAGAAAGATAAAGCAGTTCAGGATGCCCTGTTACTTAGTGAACCGTTGGGTCCGATTCTTTGGTGAGATTAAATTGGTGCTCTGGTGAGTTATGGCTAAATCAGAAATCATGATTAGAAATAAGCTTGAAATCATGAATGGTAATGTAATAAATGTACCGGGATGTGAACCTGTGTCATCAGTAACTGGAACTAGTTTGCTGCGTAATAATAATTGTGCCGCATCAGTGATTCCAGTTGCGGATGTGTTGCGCCTCATACCTGGTTCTAGGATTGTGCGTGTTTTGACACCAGCGGGGCAGAGCGGGACTGGTCGTTTCATTGAATTACCGAATGGTCCACCACCGAATGCTAATAAGTGTCCTAAAGTGTGTTTGACCGATTATTATAGGATTTTGAAAGAAAATGCTAGAGTTAAAGAATCATCTAAGAAATTGACCATTGACGGAGATTTATGTTCAGGATTTAATTTTAGTGGGTGCGTTCTTGAACAAGATGTGCTTAAGACGACGCGTGATCCGAAAATGAGGCCGAACAGTAATTCATTGGGGTAATGTGTGGCTATTCACGATTTTGACCCACAACAACAATTTATCTCGATTGATAAGTTACCAGACCCTCGTCTTGATCAAGAACGAGTAAATTCACTATTATCATCCTATAATCATGACAGCCCAGACATTGCATATGCTGAGCGTCTTGCTGAGGAATTAGTAAATTTATCTGGGGCTTGGATCACGATTTACCAAAGAACCCAGAATGAAGGTAATAAAGATGAGGTATGGGATGAAGATGCTGACCCAACCTATCGATTTGGTAAGAAAATAAAGGGTTTCTTTGAACCGGCTCCAGCCGATATTCAATTAACTAGATATGGTGTTGATATTCAGAATCAGACCACAGTGCATTTTTCTAGAGCCAATGTTTTCCAGACCGTTGGTAAAAGGATGATTTCAGAGGGTGATATATTAATAGTTCCACATAATACAATGAGTGTTGCTCAGATACCAGACATACGTGAGGGTGTTCATAATAGGGTTGATCGGTATAGGGTTATTAAAGCATCTGATTCGGGTAATTTCAAGTATCGTTGGTTATATTGGTCATGTTTAGTTGAGAATCTTACTGGTGATCAGACTATTGATGTGTCTTTCCGAACCGAAAAGAGTTAGTCCAAATATACTATTGGTGATGTATGGCTAAAATTCAGGTCAAGAATAGTGCTGACATATTAAGGCTTGCCAAAGATGTAATCCGTCAGGCTAAAAATGATGTTATAACTACGATAGCACAGGACGCACAGAAGCGGATACGTGAGAAGTCGAATGGACAGTTCAATCCGCGCATCAGGTACGCGCCTGATGCCGCAACGATTGTCGTGGAACCGACAGTAGATGATCCTAAAGGTGAGAAAATAAGAGAAATGGAACGCAATACCCATGCTATTGAAAGTGCTCATAAGCAGTTGATGTCCAAATCGTATGTTGTTAATTTATTAAATAAGAAGAAAATTGGATAGGGAGATGGATTGTGCCAATTTACGATTTTGAGTTTAACGATGATGCTGTTCCGGTTAAATGGACAAACCAACAGTTTGATCCAAAAGATCGTCATGGTTTGGAAGCGAAACCTGCTATTCTTCAACGCTTTAATGATCCTAGGCCAAGAGATGATATATTCTTTGAGCGTCAGAATGTTAATATTGCTGAAGAAGTTCATGAGATACTACCACAAGGTCATCGTACGATGGATCGTGGTCTTAAGAATTATTTCTCAGGAGTTCCAGTGCCAACTAAAGATGGTGTTAGGATTATGGGAGTACGAATTAGTGGTGGTGATAAGCCATATTTAATCTGGGCACAAGATTTACGCTATGGTCGTGTCACATTGCCAGTTATGGCGATTCGTAGAGAGACTGATGAATTCCACTTTATGAAATTTAGCCCAGCACATCACCATTATATTGCTAAACGATTTATTGATGAAGAATTAAGTCGGATTGCCTTAACCTACAGGCCCGTGCCTTCTCTTATAAATTATACATTATCAGTTTGGGCGGAGCATAAGCGTGATCTAGAATACGTTAATTATCAGGTAAGACGTAGGTTTAACCCGGTTGCTGAATTTTTAGTGGAGGATGAATATCTACGTGGTAGTGTATTTCTGAAGTATAATGGTACCACTATGGCTGTTGATGATGATGTGCCGCCAGAACAGCGTCAAAATAAGCGTTATGATTATTCGATAACTATGGAGGGATGGATGCCTCTACCAGAGAAAATTGTTCCAAGCATCCTCGGCACAGTAACTAGTTTGCGTGAGGGAAGAGGTGTACTTACTACGCCTGGGATTGGCGTTGGAGACTTATTGGAAACAGTCTCTGCTAAAAGTGACCTTCCACTCGTGCAAATAAGGAGTCGCCCATAATGAATAAACAAGACCAACAGCAAACCAAGCGTCCACCCACTATGCATGAAATGCAGGTGGAGAAACAAAAGAAAAAAGGTCTAGACATAGTCATTGAAAATATTTCGAAACAATTAATACCAATTCATCAACGTCAACCGAAGGGTGTTGATTTCTATTTTGGGGCACAGGACATAAGATTGGGTCCGGGGCAACGCTTCACATTTGATAAACGTCGTCTGTTTACTAGTCAAGTTGAAAGGTTGCAGAAACAGAAAAAAATTCAGGTTATATACGACGCTGAAAAACAATCAAAGTAAGTTATGGTTCACGGAAAAGCAAATATAATATGATCGTGACGGGTATCATGCTTGAGGAGAAAAACCCATGGCAGTCTTTCTTTCGCCAGGAGTATTTCCTAGAGAGATTGATCTAAGCGCAATTCCAACCAACACGGGCGCACTAACACCCGCGTTCATTGGAACTGCCAAAAAAGGTCCTCTCCAGGACCCGACCTTCGTTGGTAACTCACAACAATTTATTGACATCTTCGGCGAGCCATTCCCAGAGAGCTTCCTTGGCTATGCAGTCCTAGCCTACTTTGAAGATGGCGGAAGAGCATGGATTCTACGGGTCGGCGTAGAATGCGAAGAAGGACAACCAGATGGATTAGCAGACATTTGTATCGACAATTCAGGTGCTCGTGGTAAAGGATGGGGACGAATAGCGATATTCTCCGGAATTGACTTCGGTAAGATCTGCACAAGAATAGTTAGTGTCGATGCTCCACTTGTTTTCCATTCGGCACTTGTGTTTGATATTGATTATAACGATATTGATGTAGACCCGACCCCAGGACCAGTAAGTGCCACACTGAGCTTTGTCAGTTTGACCAGCTACACTGGTGCAATTGATGATTCATTCACAGTATTGATCACCAGCGATGTACCTGCTACTGGTGGTTCCGTAATGGATGGCGCAACATTCGAGGTCATTCGTAATTCAGATGGCACTACGGTACTGGCCGATATAATAGTGGAAAGTGGTACTCCTGGCACATCAGAACTGATCGATATCGGCGATGGACTAGTATTTGCTATTGTTGTAACTGGGTCAGTCCCAATTGCAGCCAACGATACATTCACATTCACCGTTCGACCAGACAATAGAACGTTCTCCTTCAATGTTGATAGACAAGATCCTGGATCAGTGGTTGAGTACACGATCCCAGATGGTTCTACCTATACCGATTCTGATGATTTCGCTGATGATATTAATACACTGATTTCGAGTGTAGAGCCATACAGAGCGATTTCTCAGGACGACGATACGGTATGCTTTACGACTGATGTTGCTGGTAGGAACATTCAACTTATATCGAGAGAGGCATTTTCCTTAGAAGTTGGACAAACTCTATATGCTTATGACATCCCACGTAGTCACCTTCATTCGACCAATACAGAGCCATATGATATTACTACGGAGAACAATCGTGTCAATATTGAAGTAGTTGGTCAAGCCAGCACCGTCGAGATTGAATTCAGTATCACTGTTGGTTTGAATCAATCAGGTGCTGCTATCGCCAATGCGATACATCTTGGTGGTATTAAGACAGGTGAACGTTATTGGCGCTCCTTCGCAATGTTAATTCCTGGTGGTGAAACACATGTCTTCATTGAGACAGTGGTTGATCACCAATTCGACCAGCTCAAAATGCAAGCCGATGGATCACATTTCAAGACTCTGCGTTTCGCAGAAGAACTTGGCATTCAATTCCCATACACGAGGGCATATCAGGTATTCAGCGATTCACGAGTATTGCTGCCTGATGCTGGTACAGTTACGCCAAATACCCCACTCTCTTGCGAGGTTGATGCATTCAGTGATGAATGTGCAGCTGATTCAGGATATTTTGCTAATATCGTTGGATGGCTAGTTGCGAAGAGTGCCGGTACCTGGGTTGATGATTTTAAGGTTACACTGGATATATTCGGCGCAGGTGAAGGTGCTGGTGATGTTGCTGGTCGTTTTAAGGTCACCATTGAAGACAAGAATAATCAGACTGTCGATGCATTTGAAGATGTGACTTTCGATCCACGCGATGAGCGCTATATTGGGAACGTGATCAATGAAGGTTCCCAGTTTGGTGGTCCGAATGGTAATAGTTTTGTTCAGTGGATACCGCGTCCTGCTTTCTTGAATAATGATCCAGTGAATGATCCTGACAATTTCGAGGTTAGGGTACCTGGTTCGTTCAGCCGTAAGGACTTCACTGGTTCGGCAAATGGCATACCGGCTGATCCGTCATTCTCTTCTGAGCTTGATAGATCAGTGATTGGTAATCCGAATTTGGAGACTGGCATCTTTGCATTCCAGAATCCAGAAGTGTTCGACATTTCATTGCTCATCATCCCAGGATTTAGTTCTGGTGCGGTAATTGGCCAGGGCTTGAGAATGTGTGAGACGCGTGGTGATTGTCTCTTCATCATTGATCCACCATTTGGCCTACGTGCTCAACAGGTTGTTGATTGGCACAACGGTATCCTCTTCAGTGATTTGGCTCAGGCAATTAACTCAAGCTATGGTGCGTTGTACCATCCATGGTTGAAGTTGTTTGATCAATTTAATGGTGGTACGATCTTTACACCACCAAGTGGCCATGTTTCAGGTGTTTATGCTAGGACTGAGCGTGTAGCTGAGACTTGGTTTGCTCCTGCTGGTGTGAATAGAGGTCGCTTACTGACCCCACTCGATACAGAAGTTGATCTGAGTATGGGTGAGCGCGATTTGATGTATGGTTCTGGAAATGCGGTTAATGCGATTGTGAATTTCCCGCAAGACGGGATCACGGTATGGGGTCAGAGGACGCTACAACGTCGTGCTACGGCTTTGGATCGCGTTAATGTCCGCATGCTCTTGATCTTCATTAAGAAGAATGCGATTAATTTCCTACGTCAGTTCGTGTTTGAGCCTAACGATAAGATCACGCGAGCACGTGTTGCGAATGTTAGCAGCTCATTCCTTGCCGATATTCAGGCACGTCGTGGATTGACTGGTTTTTCGGTTGTTTGCGACGATAGAAATAACACGCCAGAACGGATTGATCGCAATGAGTTGCACGTTGCGTACTTCCTGAAGCCCACGCGCGCAGCAGAATTCATTCAACTAAATCTAGTAGTCCTTAGAACAGAGGCTAGCTTTAGTTCTGAGGCTGTTCTTCAGGCCGGTGGCGTGGTTCTCGCTACTCAGTAATAAGTAAGTATTTGAATTTAAAAGGGGAGGTGATGAGCCTCCCTTTTTAAATAATTACTAGGAATGAATTATATGATAGATGTTTCATCAGATGATCGGTTATTTTCACAATATGTTCAATATAATAAGTTGGATGTTGTTCCATCAACTAAAATGGATGTCCCTATTAAATGTCCTAAGTGTAATAACGTCAAGATAATCAAACTATGTTCACATCTTCAGACGATTAGGAAAAATGGTGGTGTGTACTCGTGTCATAAATGTTCAATTAATAAAGTGATTTGTTCTAGGAATGCCAAGAAATTGTGGGATAGTGAATCAGCTAATAAAGTCTTGAATCATCTTAAATCAGATAAGATGCGTAAGTTAGTTAGTGATAGGAATAAAATATTAATGTCTGATCCTGTTTATAAGAATCGATGGCTTGCAACGATTAATAGAGATGCTATATCAAGTTGTTCTAAGGCTATGTGGTCTGAGCCAGGTTTTAGAGAGAAGATTAAGAGACCATTCTCTGATAGGTGTAAGAAACAATGGGATGATCCTAATTATCGTGCTAAGATCGAGAAATATAGAGCTACTGATGTTTATCGTCGAAAAATGGATGAATTACGTCATAGTGAGAAGTTTAGAGAAAGAATGAATGAGGTTTGGTCAGATCCTGAATATAGAGAGAAGATGTCTAAGATTAGATTATTGAATTTGCAAAAGATGTTAAAGGGGCCAAGTACGCAACAGAATATCTTATATTCTATTTTAGATGATCTTAATATCGAATATAAGAAAGAAATTACAATCGGATTTTATCAAATTGATTGTCGCATTGATTTACAACCAAGTGTTGATCTAATTAGACCGTTGTTAATTGAGGTCCAGGGTGATTATTGGCATTCTCTGCCTAAAACAGTCAGTAAGGATAAATCGAAATCAACTTATCTTAAAACTTATTATTCAGAATTTGATTTAAAGTATTTATGGGAGCATGAATTTAATTTTAAAGATCGTATTATAGAGACATTGAAATATTGGTTAGGATTATCGAAGATCGAAGTTATAAATTTCGATTTTAATTTTATTAAGATGTCAATTGTTGAAGCTAAGGAAGCTGAGTTATTTGTTTCTAAATATCATTATGCTGGCAGGATCGGTAGATCTGGTATTAATCTCGGTTTCTATCTTGGTGATGTTCTTATAGCAGTTTGCATATACTCAATACCGGTGAGACAGGAAGTAGCGTTAAAGCAGGGTTATAAGTTTAGTGGGGTTCTTGAATTATCTCGATTTTGCATTCACCCTAAATACCAGGTTAAGAATTTTGCTAGTTATTTAATTGCCAAATCAATTGGTTATGTCAAACAAAGTAGATTAGAAGTAAAGTGTTTAGTTTCATTTGCTGATTCTACCTATAATCATCTTGGGACAATTTATAAGGCCAGTAATTGGCGACTTGATGGTGAAGTTTCGCCTGATTATTGGTATGCTGATAATAGAGGTTATATCTGTCACAAGAAAACTTTGTGGAATAAGGCTAAGCAGATGTCTATGATGGAGACTGAATATTGTAATAAGTTTGGTTATTCAAAGGTTTGGGGTGGGAAGAAGTTTAGATATGTATATGATCTTGTGCGCTAGAAGCATAGGCTCGATGTGCTCACTTTCCAGGTGGGAGAGGGCTGCTCGATGCAGGCCCTAGCGCTCCATATATGATCTTAATAATTCATACAAATATATTATATGATGCGATTGCTTAAAAGCATTATTGGCCCAATTATTGGTTTATTGGAATTGGTTGGACTGAAGTATCCAGTTAAACATTATGCGTTTCGTGTATCGCCAATACTGTGGCGTGGTTCTAGGCTTGATAGTCTTGATAAGTATAGAGCTTTGAAGCGAGATGGTGTTAGGTTAATTGTTAATTTATGTGCCGAACCTAATAAGATTGCTGATGATGCTGAGGAGTGTAAGCAATTTGGTTTTAAGTATGCTAGGATTCGTATTATTGATAATACTGCGCCAACTATTAAGCAAGTAAGAGAATTTATACGATTAGTCAAGGATGTTTCTAATCAGCCGGTTTTTGTGCATTGTGAGGCTGGTAGAGGTCGTACTGGGGTAATGGTTGCCTGTTATAGGATTGCCGTTGAGAATTGGAATGTTGATGATGCTATTGTTGAGGCTAAGGGGTTTGGTCTTGTTATTCTTACTCAGGAGCATTTGATTAGAAGATTTGCCGTTAAATTAGGGCGTGTTGATTAATGAGTCGAGTTCTTGTAATGCTTCTGATTTATTATAATAATTGCTTTGATCAATGAAATCTCTAATATTTTGAAATGGGATCCCAAATATGATACCAGACATGTAGTGGAATTCGGCGTCTTTAGGATCTAAATTTGTTATTACCCATTCTAATAATCTGGCAATATCTTCATTTGCTTTATTATAGAATATTTCTGATAAATTACTAGGTATGCCAGCGATTATGTCAAATCCTGATGGTATATTGCCGACTATATTAAATCGTACTTGACTATCAGCGGTGGCTACAGCTTTATCCCCGTTTACGACTGCTCGTATACAATCTGATTCTTTATTATAGAAAATTCGCTGTGGCCAATTATATGCTTTATTAAATGCGGAATGATGTGCCGATGGTACGCTACTGAGGATTGATATAGCCCATGGACCCATATGCTATCTTTGTATTTTATCTAGATGTCGCAACCAGTTGAATACATACCTGAGCGACTTCGTCCACAACGTAAAATTTTACGTAAACGAATGTTCGGTATTGGTATACCAAATGGCGATGCTGGTTTTGGTATGGTTAATGGTCCTACTGAAATTCTTAAAGAGATGTTAGATAATGTGCCATCTGATATTAAGTCAGTTATTATAAGATTCAATGAAGATGGGTCTGATGATGTAATTTTTAAGTGGGAGCTTAATCGTTGGATTCGTACTGATCCTGATATGGAGCGTTTGAATAATTTTCATTGGGATCCGAGTAAGTTATGTGGACAACCAGAGCTTACTACGCCAACCATACCAGTTACTTTAAATGATGCTGGTAAGAAGGAGCAATGGCAAGAGCGTGTGATGCGGATGTTGTATCAGATGAGTAATGTGGTGCGGTCTTGTAGTATGTGTTCGCTTGGGAGGCAGTTGTGTAATGAGTTTAATACAGTGTTCGATCCACATGTGTTTAGTACGATGAATCCTGCTCGTTGGATGGTTGTGGGTCAGAACCCTGGGTTTAATGAATGTTTACAGGGGAAGCCATTTGTTGGTGAGGCTGGTAAGTTTTTCGATGATTGTATTGGTCGTAATGGTTTATCTAGATCGGATTTCTATGTGACCAATTGTGTTAAATGTCATAGTTTGGGTAATGAGCGCCCATCAGCTGAATATATGTCTCGTTGTGAGCCGATCCTTATGATGGAAGTTAATTTGTTAAGGCCAATTCTAGTTATTACACTTGGTTCAGTTGCATTTAACGTGTTCTTTCCACAGTTAACCATGTCCGATCATCTTGGGAAGATTCTAAAGTCAGACAAGTTTGGTGTTGATGTATATCCTGTTTATCATCCATCACCACGAAATACGAATGATCCGGAAAAGCGACAAAAATTTAATGAAAATATTAGTGATTTATGTGCGTTGATTAAAGCTTATAGAGAGAAGGCATCTGGTCAACAACTGATTTAAGCTTTATTATTCTTATAATGAATTCTTCTAATTTATCTAAATGTAGCATATTTGCGCCATCAGAGAGTGCTTTGTCTGGATTAGGGTGTGTCTCAACGAACAAACCATCTGCACCAGCGGCAATCGCGGCCATAGCTAATGGTTCAATAAATTCTCTATTACCACTTGAAGCATATCCAAGTCCTCCTGGTATTTGTACTGAGTGGGTTGCATCATAAATGATAGGGTATCCGAATTTTTTCATTATTGGAATACTTCGCATGTCGCTGATTAAATTGTTGTATCCAAAGCAGGTTCCTCTTTCTGTAATCATTATGTTATTGCGGTTGGTTGAATGTACTTTATTAATTGGATTAATCATGTCGTTAGGTGATAGAAATTGTGCTTTCTTAATATTGATTGTTTTACCAGTTTTGGCGGCAGCTACTAATAAATCAGTTTGTCGGCATAGGAATGCTGGTATTTGGATGATGTCAGCTACTTGTGATACTAATCGTGCGTGTTCTGGTTCATGAATGTCTGTCAATATTTCTAATTTGGTTGAGTGTTTAATTTCATTTAAGATTTTAATACCATCAATTAAACCAGGTCCTCTATACGATTTACCTGATGATCGATTGGCTTTGTCATAAGAAGCTTTAAATATGATCTTGATCCTGGTTGATTTCGCAATTTTGGCTATTTCTTTGGCTATTGTTAAGCAATTGTCTTCAATTACACATGGACCGGCGATTATTATTGGTTTCATATTAACCTCGTGAATGTTGTAAGATTTTATGTAGGATTTCCGCTTGTCGTGATATGGAGCGGTTTATATAGTTGGCAATGTCTTTACCAATAATTAGACTGGTTTGTATAATTATATCTTGTGTGCGTTGGTAACCGTCTTCTATACCAATTATGATTATTGGTGGTCCAGCTTGTTTTGATTTAATTCTAACTAAGTGTGCGCCAAGCTCATATAAAACGATTGGATTTAATGTTTCTTTACTGAACCAGAATGATATTATGTCTGCTTGCCATAGATATTTATATTCCCATTTTATTTGCTCTTCTGATGCGCTCGGATTGTTAATTGGCCATTCTTTGCGTCTTGGGTTAAATATGGTGCCTTTATTTGGTAGCAATAATTCAATTAATTCAGATTGCCAGTCTCTACAATTAGTGATTCCACCAGCTAGAAATAGCCAAGGTCGTTGATGAAATTGATCTGGGTGATTGGGAGCCTCGCAATAATGCATGCTTGATTCCCTAGTTGTAGTTGAATGTGAAATACTGCACCCGTGATTATCTATTGACTGATATATTTTACTGATAATTAACTAATTATTAAGAGGAATTATTTATTTTATGTGTAAAAATAATTTATGAGCAGGTGCTGCGATGAAGAGACTACTTAAAGTCACGTTAACAATTGCTGATCTTGCCTCACTTATATGTGATGAACGTTATACCTCTAAACAACTCGGTATTCGCGATTTAGAAATATCACTTAATGAGTTCGTATCAGATGATCTTGATGATCTTGAAGCAATACGTGATTCCTTAGAAAAAGAAATTGAAGCAATTCGCAATGGAATACCTGATGAAGATGAAGATGAGCATGAGGACGAGCAGGATGAATAACATGGTGGTGTCGTAGGATGACCACCCCCATCCTTTAGTATCAACGGATGGCGGTGGTCATCCCCTAGGAGATGAACATGAGGCGAATAATTGGGCTTAAGAGGCCGATCATCGAAGTTAAAAAACCAATTTGGATTTGGACTAAATTAATTGAAACATGGGGAAAATTTAAGTTACTTAACAGCAGATATTTAATCTATTTCCTAATTTTAATAGTTGGTATAATAGCAGTTTATGCACTAAGTTTAAAGGTAGATTATAAAGTCAAAGTAAACATGATAGTTCGACCACGAGTTGTTGAAGAATTACCAACTCATATAAAAGATTCGACAGTTGCAATCAGGACCAAATCTGGGTATGGTTCGGGGGTGGTAATATCAAAACATTTTGTGTTATCAGCAGCACATCTTGTGCATTCACCACGAGGTCGATTTGAGGAGCCTGAAGAGGAAGAGAAAGAGCATGAGAATTTTGTTGAAGTGCAAGTACGTCATCATGAACTACGGGTCAATGTTTGGACAACAGCGACAGTAGCACGAATCGATGATAAATCTGATCTATTATTATTATTCGTCCCAATTGAGTTACCACACGCCATTAGTAAAATAGCCACTGTTGATACAATGGATGTTAATGATAGATTATATATTGTTGGTTTTCCATGTGGTACGTCGGCTCCAAATTGTAGCAATGGCACTTTAACCGCTAAATGGAATGATTGGAATGAAGATGCTCCATTCCTGTGGCATTGTAGTGCTCCTGTTTTCCCTGGTAATTCCGGTGGACCAGTGTATCTAGCAAGAACTGGTGAGTTAGTTGGTATCGTTGTTCGTGTGCCTGGAAGTGCGTTCTATGGCATATCAAATAACGTGTCTTATTTTGTTCCTATAAATCATATAAACAGTTTTGTAGGGCCACAGCAAAAATAATTAAGACATAATTAGGAGACATACCTATGCCTGGATTCATAATTGGTGGTGTCGGACAAGGACCGAATCATACTGTAGAAACCAGGCGTAAACACCGCTGGTTGTTCCAGACACTAGGTAAGGCTGCTGCTGGTGAGTTCGCTCCAGAGGTGCTTGTTATTCTGAAAGAAGCAACTAGGCCACATCCGACATTTGAAGAACCAGAAATGCACCACAATCAAGAAAAGGCTTACTTTGCTGGTAAGCATTCCTGGGAGCCAATCAAGCTGGTATGGTATGATGGTGAGCAGTCTCCCGATGTTTCTAGGGAGATGTGGGATTGGCTGAATGGTGTAGCTGGTATACATCGTGGTACCATTCCTGTTAACAAGCCAAATCAGTATAAGAAAAATGGCAAGCTACAAATGTTAATGGGTGATGGCACTGCAAGTGAAACATGGGAATTGTTTGGTTGCTGGCCACAGGACATTAACTGGAACACACTCGATTACGCCGACACTGAAATTCAGACGATTGAAGTTAATATGCGTATTGATCGAGCCAATCGCGCTGCCTAATAGTTGACATTTACCATTTCATATAAATATAACTTGGAGGTTATATGCCTGGATTCAATATAGGTGGCGTTGGTGGTAAAGAACAGCCGAACCATCTCGTTGAGACGCGTAGAAAACATCGATGGTTATTTGAGACTCTTGATGGTGTTGATGATAAGAAAATTTTAACCTATTTAAAAGAAGCTACCAGACCACATTTGACCATAGAGCAACCAGAGATTCATCACAAACAAGAACGTATTTATTTGGCGGGTCGGCATTATTGGGAACCGATTAAATTAGTTTGGTACGATGTGGCTGATGGTGTTGATTCATCTGATGCTATCTGGCAATGGGTTAATAAGGTTATCAATTTCTTTAATGAACTCAATGTTCCACCACCAGAATCATATAAGAAAAAAGGCCGTCTTACTATGTTGGATGGTGATGGATCAATCAATGAAAATTGGGAAATATTTAATTGTTGGCCTGCTGAAGTGAATTGGAATGCTGTTGATTATGCAGATTCAGAAATACAGACAATTGAAGTTACGATGCGATACGACAGAGCAGCGAGATTCTAATGCCTGGATTTAATATTGATGGTGGTGGGAATGGGCCTCCGGGGACAATCGATGTTCTTATGCAGTATCGTTGGGAGATACAGCAGTTAGGGCCAATAGCAGATAGAACAGTTCGATTGCTCGCGAGAGAGATGGTTCTGCCAGAAAGCAAGATTGATGTTCAAGAGATACTTGGTGGATTAATTTATTATAAATTCGCAAAATCAGTAAAATGGGAAAATATCAGTGTTACTTTCTATGATACTATGGACACGTTGAAAGAATTGATTGCATGGCGCGATAAGATCTATACTAACCAGGGTGGAATCAAGGTTCATTCTAATTATAAACAAGATAGTATTTTCCTGTTACAAGATGGTTTAGGTAATACACTTAAAACAATTACAGCAAAAGGTTCTTGGCCTGTTTCAATTGCTCAGGGTCCATTGTCTTATGCTAGTTCTGATGCCAAAATCATAACGGTTACTTTAGCATACGATTACGCAGAAGTTACATAAATAGTACATAATACCGACATTTATAGGAGAATATTATGCCAGAAAAAGAAGTCAATTTATTAGGCGGCGAACAACCAGTTCAGCCGAATAAACCAATACCAATTAAAGATGAATCGTCACCCAAAGAACAACAACATATGGTTCATACCGCAAAACCAGATTTTAGTAATGAATTAAATCCAACTACTAGTCCATCTGATATTATTTCATTCTTGGCTAACAAATCAACTGATGAATTAATACCATGGGAGGAAATACAGTTACCAAGTTTGGGAATTTATTATGGTGGATTAATCCCAGATGGCAAAGTACAGATTAGGCCGATGACCATTTACACAGAAAAGATATTAGCAACTGCACGGTTAGCACAAACTAACCAATCGATTGATTATGTTTATAAAAATTGTATTAAATTCCCATCACCATTTGATCCACTTGATCTTTTAAATGGTGATAGAATGTTCCTATTGTTCTACATTCGTGGTGTTACATATGGTAATAATTATGAATTTATGATCACATGTACAAGTGATACTTGTAAACAACAAAGCACCCATGAGTATGATCTTAACATGATTGCTGGCACTATACGTGCTCCTAAACATCCAACCGAGCCGATCAGAATCAATCTGCCGTATTCATCTGAAATTACTAAACGAGAGGTGTGGGTTGATGTTCGTTTCTTGCGTGGACGTGATATGCAGGTTATTAATCAACGGAAGGCAATCAGAGATAAGGCAATTGGAGCACCAGTTAGAAATGCCAAGACAGGGGCATCGAGTCCTATTGAATCGGTTGTTCTTGATGATGCAATAGAAGCCAATTTAAATCTGGTTGTTGTGAGTGCTAATGGTCTTAAAGATAGAAATATTTTGAGTCAGTTTATATCGAAATTACATGGTGTCGATACTGCGGCTATTAGAAAGTGTTTGAATGATGAAGCACCAGGTATTGATATGGATGTTGTTGTGACTTGCCCACATTGTCAAAATGAAATGCGTATGCCGTTGCCGTTCACCGACAGCTTTTTTCGTCCAACGCTCCGTGGGGGAATGTGAAGCAGAATGGAATCACTTAATGGAACAAGAATTTCTTCTTAAACGTTATGGTAATTTTTCTATATTTGAAATTAACACAATGACAGCAGAAGAGAGAAATTGGTTCTTAACTCGTATTAACAAAGAAAATAAGAAAATTAAAGATGATAACGATAACAAGCACAAATAGGTCAAAAATATCCTAGACCTGGGAGTGCTATATGAGCACAGTGGGAAGTGAACCATTTCCACGAGTAAGCGGAAGACTCGGCAGCCAAATAGACCTAAACATTACATTCTATAAAAACGGAGTACCAGCAGACCCATTTGCCGTACGCCTAGTCCAAATCTACAAATCATCAGTACAACAAGAAAACCTAATCGCCGAATTCCCAATCCTAGACCCAGACGAAACAGGATACCCATCACCATTAACCCGCGAATATGATGCAAGTAACAACATCAAACCAGGCATTTTCCACCTAATATGGGACGTACCGGCACAAGGCATACCGACGCCCGACATCTTTTTTGATGTATGGTCCTACATACCCGAAGAACCAGATAGTGCATCTGACCTTGATGCCGTATTAGACGATGAGACCAGATGGCAACGTTGCTGTAATGAATTCTGGTTACTACCAGATGGATTTTATTGTGACAATGGACTTACCAACATTAGATTCGGGTTTGAACCAATCGATGTTAAATTCAACCAACCAGAAGTACGAACCTTGGAAGTTGGTTTAACTCCGTTACCATTATATGATTTTGAGTATAATAAAGTAGCGCCAATAATACCACATCTAAGAGCATTCATAACGCTACGTACAGAGAATTGTGAACTTTTGATTGATAGAGAACCGATGAGAATTGGTTTACGACAAGGCACGTACCGGTCTAATCCATTCGTGCTTCAGTACACGTTCGATAGTAACCGCGTTTTAAAGGGCACATATCAATATCAGATCGCCGTATGTCTTCCAAATGGTGAATCACGTGTTAGTAAATTCTTCAGTCTTCAGGTGTCATAATGTCAAAAGCATTTTTAAACCAGCATGGTCTACGTAAGTTACTACCATATCTAGAGAGCATCGTGCCTGGTATTAAGGATAAAGCGATAATTGAAGGCAATCATCTCAAGATACAAGGTGAGGACTTCGATATTTTAGTTAGGGTTCCAATCACTGAAGCACTTTTACCAAGTCAAGCGGCAATGCCGACACAAGCATCAGCATCAACTGCGGCGGCACCGACACCAACGAGTCAACTACCAAGCAGTAAGGCAGTTGGAAAAGGACCAGAACCAGAAGTGTCACAATTAGGTAAGGCAGGTGCTAAAAAAGATGAAGAAGAAACACTCCAACAGTTAATAATAAAGCTTAGTAAGCATTTCCCAACTAGACAAGAATTCGATAAATATTTGCAACAAGCAGGTACTAAACCTGAAGGTGAGAAGGCTGATGTAGCTGATACATTCGAACGAATTGCAGCATTATTGAAAAAGTAAATATCAACATGGGTTATTACGAACTTGATCACCGTAAACGTGAGCATCTAGGCAGTATAATGTCGGAAGCAGGAATAAAAGGTAGCGATGCATTTCGTGTGATTGAATTATCAAAGGCGCTCGCGGATAAGAGTTTAATATATGTTAATATGTCAGATGAATTAGTGAAATTTATTATAATGACACTTGATGATGTTATTATTAAAGGTAAGATGGCATTAATAATAGTTGAATTACAATTGGCATTCCAAAAGAAGCTTGATGTATCAGTTAAACCTGATGGGCCACCAGAGAAACCACCTGAGAAACCACCTGAGAAACCACCTGAGAAACCACCTGAGAAACCACCTAGGTTGCAGCCACAAATAATTAGAGAAGGTGATATAGGAGCAACTACAAAGAAACCACCAAAGAAACCACCAGAGAAACCTCCTAAGCACAAATGAATTGAGAGACCACCTTAGACAAGTATTTAACTATTATGCTGGCACGTATAGTAGATAACCATTTCATATACCTAGACCAAGTTACACAGGGTACTGAAGAAAGCATTGTCACACATTTCAGCGTCCGTGATCCACGTGCCTACCACATAGCAGGGCCGTGGGATGGATGGTATCGGCGCTATAATACCAAAGAACAGCGGTTAGCATTGCCATTTTTAGATGAATTGAAGATTTGTTGCGAGGCTAATGATATTCCATTGGAAATAGTTGATCAGAGGCAAGCACCTCAATATCCAGCACCACAAGAGGACCAGATTACTGAGGATTTAATACCAGGTATTAAGCTGGAGCCATATCAAGTTAAATGTTTGAAAATATGTTGTAATAGAGAAATTGGAATTGTGTCAGCCGTAACTGGCGCAGGTAAAACAGAGCAGATGTGCGGATTGATTAAAATGTTCCGCTGTCCGACAGTAATAATCACAGAGCAAATAATTGTTCTTGAGCAGATTGTACAACGATTGGAAGCACGTGACGTAGTCCATAATAATGACATTGGTATGTTCTGCCATGGCCACCTACCAGATGGTAATCTAGTAATAGTTGGTAGTATACAATCGCTTAGTAGCCCGTCAAAACCAGAAAAGAAGAATGTTAAGGTAAGTGCTAATCAAGCAGCTAAGCGTGCTATTGATTGGGCAAAGCGTCGTGATGAACATTTATTTAATGTGTTTCCGCGAATGTTAGCTGATTCTTTATGTGATAATCCGACTGGTGTTGCTCGTCTATATGGCAAATATTTGCAATTATTAATTGATTATTGTATTGACTTTGAATGGGAGCGAGTGCGGCATGCCTATATCACTAGACATCAACATGCTAAACAAATTCAGGATGAGGTTGCTAAGTGTGATCTTTTGATTGTTGATGAATGTGATCTGGCAACGACTACTAATTATTCGAAACTGTTTAGACGTTATTTTAATGGGCGCAGACGATACGGATTTAGTGGAACCCCATTTGATAAGACTAAGCCTGTTCAGGCAGTCTTGTTGAAAGAGAACCTAGGTAATATTATTGTTGAGGCAACGCGTGAAGAGGTCCAGGGTCGTGGTAGGATTATATCGGTTAAAGTGTGTATGGTTGCTGTTGGTGAGGATGGTGACAAGGAAGATGCACGAGCATATGATATTGCAATGCGTGAGGAGATGGTTGAGAGTTATTCGTTTCATCAGTTAGTTGCAAGCATCGTTGCTGCTTTCCCGAAAGATGGTACTTTAATACTTGTTGATACATCTCCAATTGAACCACTTGGCTATGCATTACAAGAAATAATTCCTAATTCAAAATTTATTTTTGGAGGAACTCCTAAGACGGAACGTCGTAAATACATACAGTCATTTGAAGACAGACAACTAACTTGTTTAATAGGTAGCAAGATCCTAAAACGTGGGTTGGATCTGAAGGGTGGTGTTGAGAATCTAATAATAGTTGGTGGTGGTGGGCAATGGTCAGACTTTGAACAGAAGGTAGGACGAGCGGTTAGGTTGAATCAAAGGGGGTGGGCACGGGTCTTCGGTTTCTTCTTCCTGAATAATAAATATTTATACAAGCATTCCAGGGAGAACATGAAGGCCGTAGTGGGAATGGGTTATGACGCAAGAGTCATTATTGGTGGGACAGAGATCGATGGCCAAGCATTCGTCAAATCAAGATTCCGTATCCCGAAAAGTCGATGATTTCGAACGAAGAGAAGAATACAAATCAAACTGGTATTTTGATAACGAAGCAGTAGAACGAATCATGTATCGCTACGTAGAAGGAGCCTGTATTGATGTATCGTTACGTGACCAGATAATGGAACACGCCTCAGAATTAATCAGACAATTAATCAAAGCACATAACCTAGGCCAAATCTACCCAGGTAAAGAAGAATCATCAATAGGAGACTTATTTCAAGTCGCATGGCTTCAAATCGAAGGAGCATTATATAAATACGAAGCACGACCACACTGTTCAGGTTGTTTTAATAAACTAAGACCAAACGACTCACAACTCAGTGACGAATTCATACTAGCTGTTAATGTAGTAGCTGAAATCGGCAAATGTAAACACTGTGGAATACGATTAGAACCTGACCGGATTTATTATAGGGGCAAATCGAGATTATTTAACTTGTGGTCGCAAATCGCACGCACAGTAATCCTAGCACATATCAAGAAAGAGAATAGAGACAAGAAAAATGGACCCTTATTCCAAGAGCATCTAGAACATCGTCGTGTACAGAGAGCACAAATGTTAGAACGCTTCCAAACGGAAGCTAGATCGCTATGCAAATACAACAAAGATTATCTCAAGATAATTGATACATTAGACAAACTTTATTTAGGGGATGAAAAACCACATGAGGGGCTAATTGGTAAATTGGTTGAAATAACTAGTTTACCACGTTTAACCATAACATCGTTCCTGAAGTTATGTCGATTAAGGAGCTATGAATTTACAGATTCACCAATAAACGAGGAATTCGATACAGTACGACGGCGCTCGACGGATCAGGAACAACAGGATGGAGATAACTGAGCGTGCAGCAGCAGTAATCCAACGAGTCTTAGATTCTTATCTAGCCGCTACAGGCCAAACCCTAGAAGACATATTTAAAATGGACAAAGGTTTAGAGGAGGCTTATATGTCAGTTAATGGCAATAAAGAGATTACAGAAGCAACACCTAAATCGACATTAGAAAAAATGTATCGTAAGACGAGACATAAAACCACAAATCAAAAAGCAGTGCATATGACAGGAAGAGTAGTGCCAAAGAAAACCGCTAACAATGACCCACGTCGAGGTGGTAATAGAATCCACAACGAAAAATATAATGAACATCTAAACGCAACCGTCAATAAACTTGAAGAATTACTAACAGAAAACACACCTGTCAAAACGTCACTGCGTGATTTCAAATATGCAGCTGAATTAAAAGAACTTCTTGAACATATGATCGCGGTTAGCAAAGGTGGTTGGAAATTAAATAATGGAATACTAATAAATGAAACTGGTCGAATAGCCTCACCACAACGCTGGACGCTAAAGGGTGACTATTTAATTTGTCAGCAAAATGGTAGAACACCCAATTACAACATAAATAAATTGGTTGAGATCAGGAAATTGTTATCATGAGTCAAAATCAAGAACTAATAGAAATACTCAGCTCTGTATCAGAGCCAGAACCACCGGAAGAACCACCAGCTCAACCAGTAGCTCAATCAACAGCTCCAATCGTACCACCATTAATAGAACCATCATTAATCCAAGCCATAACACCAGAGCCGAATCGTCCACCATCAAGCTTAGTTGAATCACAAGACGATAAGAATAATATTAATGAGAACTTCAAACGCCTAATTGAATTGTTCGGCACATCAGTTAATGAAATAATTCATAATCAACACTCCGATCGTGAACAGGCCAATAGTGCAATACAAATCGTTCAGACGCAGATAAATCAAATGATTCAAAATGGAAACACCAAAGGTATTGGTGTTTATTTGGATGCCTGGGCTAGGTTGTTGCAGACTAAAGCTGAGATTAATGCTAACGCACCACGTTCAATGGATTCAATAGCCAAATTATTGTCAGCAGCCAAGTCTAATGATTTAATAATTAATATTGGTGGAGGAGCAGCACAGGGCACACTTAATTTAGAAGCATTATTATCACAACCAGTTAAGGATGATTTAGCTGATGAATCGTCTTGAGCAAATGGCATTACTTATTAAGCGCTGCCAGTCTAGTCCCACATATTTCATAGAAAACTTCTGCAAAATAAAACACCCAAAAGCAGGCATATTACCATTTAGGTTATTTAAATACCAGCGTAGTTCAATCAGAGCATATCTGAAATATCGATATACAATTTACAGAAAATGTAGACAATGTGGGATCTCAACATTAACCGGAGCTTTTGCATTATGGTACGCAATGTTCTTCTCACATAAGAAGATTCTTATTGTTAGCAAGCGTGACGAAGACGCTAAAGAATTCTTGAAAAAGAATGTAAAAACGGTATATGAGTATCTCCCCGATGAATTTAAAGAGATATATGGTAATCCAAACCCAGAAGCAATCGGTGGAGCATGGAATGAACACACGGTTGGTTTCCCAAATGGTTCAGTCATAAAAAGCCTTACATCAAGCCCTAATACCATGCGATCAGAATCATCTTCACTGTTTATTCTAGATGAGGCAGCATTCATGTTGCATATGGATGAGATGTGGGCGGGAGGGCAACAGACACTTGTTCACGGTGGCAATGTTATCGTAATATCAACATGTAAGGGCGTTGGTAATTGGTATCACTCGACATGGGATGGTGCGGAAAAAGGGCAAAATGATTTCTATCCAATCCATATTAATTGGTGGGATATGGATTGGAAAATTACCTACCAAGATGAATTCACAAATAAGAATCGTACAATATGCCCAACAGCCGGAATGCGTAAGTGTGAAACCAAAGAAGAAATCCAAAAATGGGGTCAATACTGGAGTCCATGGCTAGAGGAACAATATCGTCAATTGCAACAACGTGGTGAAGCACACCTATTCAGTCAGGAGGTTTTGGCTGAATTTATTGGGTCAGGTAACACAATCTTACCTGCTACTGCATTAAAGTACATTGAAACAACAGTAAGTGACACCTATTGGAAAGTCGGTAAAGTTGATTATGTTCATCCAGTCAGTAGTGACACGATACAACTTGACTTTGAAGATGAACTAAAAATATGGCGCAAGCCGGTAAAGCCAGAACCAGATCTTATAGAAAATGGTCGAATCATAAAACCTGGCGCATCAGGTCATACGTACTCTATAGGAGTTGACTTCTCATCTGGTGAAGATGAAGACTTCTCTGCCATAGTGGTCATTGACTGTGTTACTAAAGAACAAGTTGCCGAATTGAATATAAAGGTATTACCGAACATTATAGTCATGATGGTCGATTATGTAGCCCGCTGGTACAACAATGCATTTGTAGTGCCAGAGCGCACAGGCATTGGAATACCAATTTGTAATTCACTATATTATGATGTAGCTTATACTAATATTTATAGAATGAAGACACCCTCTGGACAAGTTAGTAAGAAACTTGGCTTCCCAACATCAGCCACACATAAACCTGACTTAGATAAAGCATTAATGGATCATCTATGTGAAGATGGAGTCGAAATTTATAGTCGAAAATGTCTAGAGCAACTACATAT